GCTTTTGTACCTTTTGCAACGAATGTACCGCCACCGCCTCCACCGTCGTATGTGTTGTTTTGTCCGCCACGTCCGATAGCTATGATTACAGTGTCATCTTTTTCAAGTGTAACTCGGGCATCAACAAAGCCGCCACGTCCACCTTGGTCACCCCAGTTGTTTGAGTTGCCACCTTGTGCGCCACGAGCCTGGAATCTATATATACCGTCTTTTGGCACAGTCCATTCTAAGAAACCTTGTGTTTGGACATTAAAGTATGCTGTGTCGTCTTTAATAGTATTGTCTGGCGTCATAGTTGTTATACTGCGATAATTGGTTAAAGAGTAACCAGCTGTGCTTATACTGTTGCCAGTTATAGTCATTGAAGCAAAATCATATAACTGTGGCTCAACTGGATTAATTGTTAGTATAGTACTTGCATTTCCAGAAGATATAGTAATTGTTTGTGGACCACTTGCGAGATAATCTAATTCAGTAAGGTCGTTGGTGTCTATTGATATAGTAAACTGACCTCCTGATGCTACATCTGTAGTTGTTCCTGTTCCACTAGTTGCTGTTTTAACTACAGAAGTATATCCACTAATGCTCCATGGTATACTAAACCCTGCATTGTCAGAATATGGAAGAGCAACTGTTATAGTTGCTTCAAAGGTAGCTCCTTGATCATAAGAAGTTTCTGGAACCGTTATTGTAGTTTCGATTGCTCTAGTAGAGTAGTTATCAGGCTGTTCTCTGTATGTAAACACTTTACCAGCATCTGAGTTAGCTCCTACATCTAGTCTAGGTGCTGATGCAATTACCATAGCATCTGTTGCTTCTATTGCTGTACCAAATTCATCTGCGAATTCACTAGGAGAATTAATATCTGCTACCACTACCGGTGACGTTACATCTAAAGTAATTGCATATGCTTTACCTTGATTATTATTGAATCCAGGAGCACCTACCCATGCTAGTTCAGAATTAACTGCAACTGATGTTCCAAATTTTAAATCTAATATTCTTTCATCTTCGGGTGGAAGTATTAGTGTTGTTGCTAGATCTGATAGTCTTACAAGTCCTACTGTACCGATGCCTGGCACACCGACACTGTCGACATCTATAACACTATTTGCCGCACCTGCAATTAACCAATTGCTGTTTATTTGTAGCGAAGTGCCGTATCCTCCACCTGTAACACCAGCGACTGCTGGGAACGGTAACCAGTTTGCAGGCGGCGCTGAATTCATAGTTGATGTTGACATTGGTATAACAACACCTACTCCACTTCCTGCCCCTGGTGCACCTGTGTATATCGCTGTGCCGTCTGTAGTTAAAGCTAAACTTGTTCCAAAGTCATCGCCACTGTTACTGCCTGTTTCAACAGCAGTATCATATGCACCTGTGCTTAGAACAAATCTTAAAACTGCACCTATGCCAGCGTGTCCTTTAGCGCCAATATATAATTTATCATTAGCGTAATCCATTACAACAGCAGATCCAAAGAATCCGTTAACTTGTTCTCCGGTAACTGCAACTGGTTGTGAAATAGTATGTACTAAAGAACCTGTAAAACTTTCAAATATAAAAACCTTACCAGCATTTACTTGGCCGCTGCTGCCTTCAGCTCCAGGTGAACCAACTGCAATATAAAAATCATTAATATCAATACTGTGTCCAAATAAATCTGCTGAAGTATTTGTTAATGGATTAGTTAATGTAAACAGAGCTTGTCCGTCTATAGTTTTAACATCAACTTTACCTTCGTTTAAACTTGATGTAGCAATAAATGATGTTGAACTTACAATCGATTGTCCAAACAATGCTGATGTAGTAGGCGTTGCTTGAGCAAACTCGTCAGCTGATGTTAGTGAAGGTGCTGCTGTTGCAGCAATGTTATCACTGCTTTGACTACCAGTACATACAAATGTTATATTGTTTACACTAGATCTACATACAATAGTGTCACCTGTTGACAATCCGATACTCGTTCTTTCAAGCGTGCCTTTGGGTAATATTTCAGTATTAAATTCTATCCAATTGGTATTATCATTACTATCTTTAATACCTATATCAAGATGGGTAGCAACAATATTTCGATTAACTACGTGTACTGTTACAATACTAAAAGCATCAGGATCAGTTAATTTGTATAGTTCGTAAAGTGTATCTGCTAGTATAGTATTTACACCACCTAATTTACCAATTTTCATTTTTCGTCAATCTCCGGGATAAGCGTATATGTTATTTATCACCAATACAAATTGCGTCTGAATACTTGAGAGAAAATAATGTACCTTCTCTATTATTATCAACATCCACATATATATCACAGCGACAATATACATCACCAGGCAGTGTCTGGCTATTTGATCTAACGTATACTAAATTAAATCCGTCTTGGTTACATTGTCTAGTAAGTTCTTCACCTAACTGTCTGCGAACCCACAGTGTTTCCATGTCTGTATCAGCATGTGTCCATTTATATTCACATTGTCCTAAATAATATCTCATGCATATATTTAGTTAAATACATACTTTATTCACTGCTTAAATTATTTAAAAAAGTTTTTAATTTTGTAGAATCAGCTTCGGCTTTTACTTTTCCTATACCTGATCCTTCTGAAGGATTAGATGGTTGATTGTTACCATTCCTTTTAATACTTTCCAATACACTACTACCGTTACTAGGTGCTGAACTATAACTATCTTGTTCATCCTCATCTAAATCTTCAATACGTAGTGTGTCTACATTAAAACTTAAATCAATCTTTTGTCCTACACCACTTGATGAACGTGTCTTCATAAGCTGGATCTGATAGCGCCCACGCTCACGCATAGCTCTACTAGTAAAGATACCAATCAAGTTATCTGCTGTATTGATCTTTGATATACCGCCTGAGATATGCGAGTGATCAAACTCAATTTCTTCTACGCTACTTCTGTTTAGCTGTGATGCTGTAACAAAGATAGTGTTAAGTTCCATAGCTAGGTTACGTAGCTCTTCTGACACGTACTTGTCTTTGACAAACAAGTTCTCTGCACTAATCTTTGCAGCAATTGGATGCATAAGATCCAAGTAGTCTACAAGTAATACATCTACCTTCTTGCCTGTTTTGATCTCATACTCTTTCAAATAACTTCTAATATCATTTGCATTCTTACCTGTGGGCATGTACTTAACTTGGAACGCACCTGATTTTTTACCAATAATACGCACTTTCATTTCAACATCGTCGATATTTTTAAACACATCACGACTTGGAATATCTGTAGTCATACTATCAACACGCATACTAACAAGTGCTTCTGAAAGTTCAAATGTCAAGTACACTACGTTAAGTCCTTGTAGTGCCCAGTTCACGCCCATGTTTGCTAAGAACAAGCTCTTACCTGAGCCTGACCCACCTGCAAAGATATTAAGTTCGCCCCTGTTAAATCCACCAAACAGTTTCTTATCCAACGCAGGCCAGCCTGTGCTGATCTGTCCGTTCTTATCTTTAATGCTTTCTAATCTACTTCTAGGATCAGCAAAATAGTCTGTGCCTAAATCTTTTTGCAAACCAATTTGTACAGCTTTTTTAACCAAGTCTTCACATGCACCGTACTCGCCGTTCTCTAGTAAGTCAGCACTCTTAAGAATAGCTGCTTCTAATGCTTTATGCTTACTAAACGTTTCAAAATCTTGCAGTAACCAATCATAATGATTCTCCATTAAATCACCTGGGTGTTTCAACTGTCCATCAGTAGCTGCATTAATTATATCAAACGTAGGCAATGCATTATGCTCAGTTACATAGTCATTTAAAAAAGTTGCCTGTGGTTGCAATCTTCTGTCAAAACTTGCAGGATCAAACACTGCTTGACAGCGCACAAAGCTCTCAGCATCTGTCATCATCATTTCAAGATACACTTTCTGTATCTCATACCCATAGTCTGTGTTTTGTCTTGTCATGTATTAATTATACTTTCTGATACCATCGATTGTCAAGTGTTACTTTGGTTTTTGTTTTTGCAAGAACTGCGCCTACACAGCTTCCAGGGTCACCAGGATTTTGTGGAACCCATACGCTTTGCCAGTCTCGACGTATACCGTCTATAGCAAGTTTGTTGAGAGCCCCGCCGCCAGCTAACGCAATATTATTTGATTTAGTTTGTTGCTTTGTGTAATCACTTAACACATGTACACATATTTCAAATACCTTTTGTGTAGTTGCTGCTAGGTCAGCTATATCCTGAACTGTTTTTATTTCTGGGTGCCAATCTAAGCAGCCTCTATGTAAATTTTTTTTAAGTTTTACTATGGGTCTAGCTTCAATGTCAATAATTTCATCTAGCATGATATTCATATAACGTCCTGGGTTGCCTGTTGCTGCATGTTTTGCAATTAAGTATTCGTCACGTTGTGGTGTAAATCCCATACGTTGTGTCATTGCACTATAGAACAAACCGAGGCTATGTGGATACCCTTGACTATATATCTTACGCAATTTATTGTTTTTACCATGCCATAATGTTAAGGTCTCAAACTCTCCTATACTATCTAAGCATATTACTGCACAGTCGTCGTAGGGCTGAGTGTAGTAAGCATAGGCCGCATGGCTTAAATGATGTTGGGTATATTCAATCTTACAACTGATGTTCCATTGTTTGAGATAATCACGTATGTTGTTTTCTTTATACAACCAACCCTGCCCTGCTCTCCATTGACGTAATGTTTTTAAGAATGGACGTTCATACCATACAACCTTATTAGGGCGTCCAAAACTTTGTCTAGCTACTTCTAGCATAGTCCAATTTGGATTAGGGTCGTTAGGTATGTTCGAGAAGTCTTTAGATAAAGCTGCCCATAAAAGTTTATTGTCATCAAACACTGCTAGGCTGGCATCGTGACTATTACCAACCATTCCCCAAGTAATCATTTGTATATAAAAGGATCCTTTTTTCTAAGTTCTTCCATACGTTTTTTAAAACGCTTATGTTCTTTATACCATGTATATGGCCATATAATAATATTCCAAATCTTTTTTAAGTAAACCATTTCTTTGCTCTCAGTCTAATTTTAAGTGGGCTAGTTTCAACAGCACTAGCAATACTGTATAGTGTATATAGTCTTCCGTACTTATCTACACAATCTCCAATATCGTTAATGTTTTGATCCCAATCCGGTAAACTAACTCCCCAGTTTAAATCAATAGCACGTTCTACTAATTTACTACCTGCTTTATCTCTGTCAGGGACAACAATAATATCTTTTTGTAGTCTATTTAATAACATTATTTGCTGGTCTGATATTTCGCTGCCACCTAATGCACATCCGTCTATATGAATAGCATCAAGTTGCCCTTCACAAACTATGCAAAAAATTTTGTTATATCCTTGTTCGTCTAAACCGTACACAAACCCAGGCTGTACTTCTGTCAAGTACTTAGGCTTTTTGTCTGGCACTACTGAACGACCAGTCCATCCTACTATACGTCCTTCATAGTAAAACGGAATAATAAGTCTGTCACGATACCCTAAACTAGGTGCCCAGTAGTAGGCTGTATCATCTACGTTTAAATTCCTTGCTGCCATATACTCAAGTACAGCCATACTAAACTTATTAAAGTCTGTAATGTCCGTAATCTTGATAGCATCGTCTGGCAACGGGACAGTATTGAATGTAGGCAGTTGTGCTATCTGAGTTTTTGCCTCAACGCCTTCATTCTCTCTCATCACTTCTAACGCCACCTTATTGACTATGTCGTCAGGCGCTCCCATCCATTGTAGGAGTTTTCGTAACTTGTGACTAAAAGATCTGCCCGGTTGCCAGCTTGCTTTAAAGCCGCAGTTAAAGCAATGATAACTTACGCCACCATCTGGATTGGAGATCAATCCGCCGCGGCCACGAGTGTCTGCACTGTTGCCATTGTTATGACAACAAGGCGCATTGAAACTTAACCAGCCACTAGGAGTTTGCTTCCGCTTGGCCGGCAAGTATGTCAGAACTGTTTCATTCACTACACTCATACTACTATTATAGCGTAAGTGTGCTAGGTTGTCAACTAGTTTCTTACTAAAACTTTAGAAATTTTATTTGCAGGATCTGCTGTCGTTTTAAAACGTAGATAACTAAACACCCCATTAAAATTAATAGGAGCAGGTTCTGTTTCTGTACCTGTAAACGTTAATGTATCGATGTCAGCCCATACTGTAGAGCCAGTTATTTGATTTTCTAATGTAGCTTGTATTACTACATTTCCTACATAGCTATCTGTATATACAACAACTGTATGCAATGCTTCATTACCATTAATAGCAGGATGTGCTTCTATGCTTTCGCTATTCCATACAGTATCATCTTGTGTAAATGTACTAATGCTGTATGTTGGTTTTGGCCCTGGAAAGGCACAAGTGTCAACTTCAATAGTATTACATGCATCAAATGCAACATTATTATATGTTATCTCGTTTAAATTAGTCGTATCATTTGTTAAGTACACAGTATAATTTAAAAACTGTCCATCAATATTCAATGTGTCATTGTCACCTATAAGAACAGTAAATAATCCTCTTGTAGTTGTTGATCCGTCATCTAATACAGTTCCTTGTTTGTCTAGTACTTGTGCTTTGTTTTCATCAAACGCTACAAGACGAGGTGTGTAATTTGCTAAATTAACAGGCTTTTGATCTGCGTTCATAAGTCTAAATTCTAAAGTATTATCAATACCTTTATATATCTTTAATTGTTTATTATACACTGGTCTATACTCCGTGACAAATCCTACGTCATTAGAGACGAGGGTTATTTTACTTTTTAATAAATATCGATGTGCTAGTTGCATAATGTATTTATTGGATTTAAATGTTATTAAGAGATATACAAGAAAATTTTCCGTTTATTAGTGTAGTAACTTACGGTGGCTCAGAATATGTTGGTATAATTATTAACCAAGATCAATGGGTAACAAGTATGTATGTGTTTACAGATTTAAAAACAGAAATAGAGAAAAAATTATTTTTACAGTTAGGCGAAACTTGGTGGTGGGAATCAAATCGAATGATTCCTATTAATATATTTTTGCGTGATGAAATGACTAACATGCGTTATGCAATTACAACAATGAATAGTAAAGATGTAAGAGTTAGTATTGGTCCAACTGTTAATTTAGGTGAAATGCAAATTAAACGAATTAAACGCAAGTCAGTACAACTTATAAGAAATCCTAAGAAATAATTTTCTCACACAATAAATTCATATGTACTACACATGCCATTGCATAAGAAATAGCATGTGCTTTTTTAAAGTAGTAACCTTCCTCAGGCTTCTTCCAAACTTCTTGGAATATCGTTTGCCATGTTTCGTTGGCAAGATGCCTCTTTGCAGGCCGTATTATCGCTAGTGTAGCTGCTAATTGTTTTACCGATGTAGGCTTCAATTGCTGCAATAGTGCGCTGTGCCCGTTGAGATGAAAGACTTGCTCGCTGAAGTCTGCGTGTTCCAGTAGTTGCCATAATGGTTCCTTTTCCATTAGTTTAATTAAGTGTTCTTCATCCTTAACGTCTTTGTATATGCTTACGTTAAGAAAGTCTAGTTTAAAATAACCTCGATCCTCAGCAGTTTTATAATCAAATGTTGCAAGATTATTAACAGGGTTATGAGGTATTTCAGTTGCATATATTCCAGAATTATGTTTTTTTTCGCTATTCATTCTAGCAACACGATGGTGTAATCTATTTAAAACAATCTCTCTGTTTGCAAAGTCTATGTCAATATCAGGCATTATAAATTACTTTCTTTAATATTTAACAAATAATCTAAATTAGGATTATACAATTTCCAATGTTCTTTTCTTATATCATTTAGCTGCCGGTCGTGCTTGACAAATAATTTGTAGTTACCTTCTTTAGAAAGTTCTTTGATCATCACTTTAAAAATATCCTGAGTATCTATGTTCTTATATAAATTATCAATAATGATTTGTTTTATGTGAGCAGGTAGATTTCGAGGCATCATATAATCAGGACCGTCTATCAATACATATTTTTGTTTTAAATCTCTGTCTTTACAATAATTTATAAGATCTAATAAAACATTACAATTATATATACTTGCTACGCTATGAACATACAGATGGTATTTTCTACGTTGAAACCAATCAATTGTTTGAGTAGTTTGTTTCCAGGATGTTCCTTTACGCAAAAATTCATTTAGCTTACCATAACTGTCAATACTTAAAGTAATACTAACTTTCTTACACTGTTTTAATAGATTGTGTAATTTACTATTAGGTATCACTGTAGTATTAGTTGATATTGAAAATTGTAGATTTGTTAAATCACACTGTTCTAATATTTTAATTAATTTTTCCTGTTCTAATAATGGTTCGCCACCTAATAATTTAAGATATTTTAATTTACTAAAATCTCCGTTTTCGACAAAAGGATTTACAACTATACCTTTAGGTATGTCAAATGGATAATTCATTTTTTTAGCATCACTGTACCATTGTGAGCTTAATGCAGGGCCGCACATTCTACATTTGTTATTACATGTATTGCTTATACTTAGATCAATATAAGTTAGTTCAGGAGTTGTATTATCTTCAAAACTATTTAATCCTAACGTATCTTTATCTTTGTAAAATTGCGTTCTAAGACTAGATCCTTTTGTTTCTTCGTCTTGATAACAATAAGAACATCCACTTACATACTCGTCATTAGACATTTTGTTTCGCAAGTTTTGCATGTAAGGATGATTAAAAGGATCTGGATGAAAAATATTTAAATCATCAGGCACATCTTCCCATCTATAGATACAACAAGGAACTATTTTACCATCAGGACGAACAGCCATATGATTGAAAGGTAACAAGCATGTATATTTCATTTTTAATTTTCCAGATCTATGTCAATATCAGGCATTATAAATTACTTTCTTTTGCTACGTCTTTTACTAATGCTACATCATTACGTTGTCTTTTAAATCTAAGTGACCAATGTTCTGGATCTAAAATATGATAAATCATTGTTAATTGTTCTTCATTAAATTTACTAAGCATATCTTTTCCGCTTTTACAATTTAACACTAACCAAGGACTGACCTTTCCGTCTTTAATGTGCCACACAGCTCTATTTAAACTTACATGTTCAAAGTAATGATTCCACGGTGCAGGCTCATTTTCGTCTGCCCATTCCATCATAGTTTTTACGCTACGTTCTAATGCTGTAGTAACATCCTCTTTCTTTATTAATTCAATTGCATACTTTTCGTACATCTCATCTTTGCACCAATGATCTAATTTAACACCACTAGTAACAACGTAGTCAATATATTTTTCGGGATACAAAGGTTTTACATTACTAAGAAAACTACCAAACTTTACAAATGCATTATAGTAAGGACTACTACAAAAATCTTCGTAGGTCTTTTTACTTTTTATCTGCATTGAAGTTTCATAAAATCTAGTAAATGCATAAAATCCTAATTGCACCCTTTTTTCATCTTTTTGCAATGCTCTGCGTTTCTTTTCGCACATATGGACTGCAAGAGTTTTTTCTCTTGTGTAACCTGTACCGCAGTACTTGCATACATATGGTTTAGAATTTAATGTCAATGTTATGTTCTTCAGCCAAAAGTTTGAGTTCTTTTTTTGTAAATGTTCCAGCAAGTAATTCTACCTCATCCATTTTCATAGTTGGATTTATTTGTGCTAATAATTTTACAGCTTTATTATTATCATTTGTTTTCTTTTTAAACCCTTGCCAAGGATGAAATTCTATCTTGCCTGTGTTTCCGCTCATGCACAATAATTGCCATTGTAATTTAGGATGCTTACTTACTTCCATATAATTTTTATTGTAGTATTCGTTAGTTTTAAAAACAGCCATTGCTTGTTTTTCAAAATTACCTTTTACACTAGATACATATCTATTTAGTAACCAAAAACTCACTTGCTTGCGTTCTTCATCTGAAAAATCATTCCATACATCCTTAGCACCTAAGTCTATTGCTGCTAAGATGTCCTTTATTGGAAGTTTTTGTTGTGCCATGTATCTAAATCCTCAGGTGTGTTAATCTCTACTCCATTAAAGTATACACTCAAACAGCCGACTTGCCAACCGTTTTTTAACCAGCGTAGTTGTTCAAGTTTTTCTACATGTTCTTCTTTTGATACTTGTAGGTGCGGATATGCTCGTAGTGCATCTTTGCGATATCCATATACTCCCAAGTGCCAATCGCCGTAGCCAGTCATACCTCTACCAAACCATAGTGCTTGATTACCTGCACGTACCATCTTAACACTGTTAGGGTTGTTCTGTTCTTCTTCGGGCATTTCGGTGTACACTGTACTTACTTCGTATTGATTAAGACTAACTATGCACTTATGAATCATGTCAACTGTTACATCGGGCATGTCTCCTTGTACGTTAACAAACTGATCGTAGTCGTCAAGTGTGCGCATTTCTACAGCGCCTGCGCATCTTTCTGTACCGTTTTCATAATCGGCTAAATCCATAATGCATCTACTAGCACCCATCATATTATATATTTCTTGATGATCAGTAAGCACATATGTTGGTAGATTAGACGCTGTACAAGCGTCATACACACGTTGTATCATAGGTACACCATCTAACATACATAGTGGCTTACCTGGGTAGCGTGTGCTACCGTAACGTGCAGGGATTAGTATTGCTGTTTTCATCCAAATACTACCAGTAAAATTATTACAAGTATTATACCGCCTAGCCAATTGTTGTTGCCTGTTAGTCCTTTGCTCTTAGCGCAGTCATAACAGTAGCGAAACTTCTTTGGCGTCTTATTGCTACAAAAAAAGGCATCACATGTTTTCTTACTCATTTAACAATCCTCAAAGTTTCTATCAATAGTTGTTATTTCTTGTATTGTATATTGATGTGCAATAATATCTCTAACAACTTTTTCAAAGTCATCTAGTCTAAGCATATTTGGACCATCGCTAGGTGCGTTGTCTGGGTCAGCGTGTACTTCTAAAAAGAAATTTGTAACGCCCAAAGCACTTGCAGCACGTGATAAGCCTGGTACATAATTACGATTGCCACCACTACTAGTGCCATTGCCTCCGGGCTTTTGAACACTGTGGGTAGCGTCCAAGACCACAGGTACATCATAGGACTCAAGCATATACTGAATGCCAGTAAAGTCAACAACAAGAGTATTATAACCAAAACTTGTACCTCTCTCAGTTATCCAGACTTCGCGAGCGTCTGCACACTTACTTAGCACTCCTGCCATGTCCCACGGTGCAAGGAACTGGCCTTTCTTGATGTTAACAATCTTATCTGTAGCACAAGCTGCTTGAATAAGATCTGTTTGTCTACACAAGAACGCAGGAATTTGATAGACATCAACTGCATCCTTAAACTGTCGTTCAATACGTCTAACTTGTACAGCATCATGTACATCTGTTAGAGTCTTTACACCCAGTGTAACTTTAAGTGCAAGAAAATCTGTGAGTGTTGCATCTATGCCCATGCCACGTTTACCACTGGCACTTGTACGGTTGGCTTTGTCAAAACTTGCTTTGAAGTAATATTCAATGCCATACTTGTCGCACACACGTTTGCACTCTTTAGCAATCTCTGCACTCTGTGCTAGACCTTCATGTTGACATGGTCCTGCAATAATTCTCATTACCATCCAATCCTTTCCCATGGTACATCTTTGTTACCAAAGTGTCCGTACGTACAATTGTTACTATAATTATAAAAGTTAAACATATCAAATCTATCAATTATACCTTTAGGTGTTAAATCAATTTCTTTTTCAATAAATTTTTGTATTGACTTATCATGACCATTGCTATGAACGTAAATGCTTGTTGGCTGTTTAACACCAATGGCGTAACTTAATTGAATATTACACCAATCGGCCATATTGTCTGCTACAACATTTTTGGCTAGCCACCGTGCCATGTATGCTGCACTCCTGTCAACCTTAGTAGGATCTTTACCACTAAAAGCACCACCCCCGTGAGGAGCAAAGCCACCATAAGTATCAACGATAATTTTACGACCAGTAACTCCTGCGTCACCATCAGGACCACCAATAACAAAATTACCAGTAGGATTAAGATGCCATATAGTATCATCATCAATTAAATCTCCAAACGCTGTATATGCTGCCCTACGACTTAGTCTTTGAGCTTCTTTAATTTCGCCTTCTGTATGTTGTGTACTTACAACAACTTGATCAATACGTTTAGGAACGCCACCTTCGTATTCAACACTTACTTGAGACTTTGCATCAGGGCCTAGTTTCGTAGTACCTTCACCTGATACACGTTCGTCTTTTAAATTTTTTAGTAATTCGTGTGCATAATAGATAGGTGCTGGTAAGTATGCATCGTTGTCGTTACATGCATACCCAAACATAATACCTTGATCGCCTGCACCAAAGTCATCTGTACCTAATGCAATATCGGTACTTTGTGAATGAATTTCATTATAAATGTTTAGTTTATCCCAATGAAACCCTTCTTGTTCATACCCAATCTCTTTAACTTTGTTGCGTACAATTTCTTTAACTTCTTCTTTGCTTACGTTAAAGTTTTTTACTTCGCCCGCCAATGTTACGTGATTGGTAGTTACAAGTGTTTCAACAGCAACACGAGTAGTCTCGTCTCCTGCTTTTAGTCCAGCATCAACAAGTGCATCCGAGATTTGGTCTGCTACTTTATCTGGGTGACCGTTACTAACACTCTCGCTGGTAAAAATATAATTATTCATTATTATCCTTTATTATAAAATATGTTGTTACTAACTTATTCATTAGTTTTTTTAGAGTAGAATTAGATTCACACATATCACATAGATTTTGCCATTCACTGTAATCAAATAAATGTCCTTGCGCCTTTGCTACTCCTGCAGGGTCGCCGCCAACGATCCAACGAGGTATCTCAGGTTTGTCACGATAACGAGCGAACACAACACCGTTGGCCCGCTCGTATATCAATGCTTCTCCCGGAAGGAGTTTACTCATTATCCGGCTTTCTTCTTAGTAGCTGCTTTCTTCTTAGTAGCTGCTTTCTTCTTAGTAGCTGTTTTCTTAGCCGGCGCATCTATAACCACTTTACTTTGCATCCATTTTAATAGTACACCGTATGCTGGTAGGAATACAATTAGTCCTACAACAATCTTTGTAAGTGTATTATTAAATGCTACGTCTGCAACCCAAGGTGCAGGATAAAATGCTGTGTAGAAGAATGCATATGTATCAATGATGTTTGCTGCAATAGTTGATACTGCTGGAGCAATCCACCATGCACTCATACGCTCACGAATGTATTGGAATACATATACGTCAAGCATTGTACCTACTGCATATGCTACACCTGATGCTAACCCAACACGATATGCGTGTTCATCACCTAGTGCCAATAGCACAAGCACTGATGCTACAATAGCAGGAATAATAGCCATTGCTACAACAGCTCTACCTGCTTGCTTGCCAACCATACGTACTGTAAGGTCAGTTGCAATTACAACGATCGGAAATGTAAACGCCGCCGCTGCTAAAGGAAATGATCCAAACAGAGGCAATTCTGCACCTGGAAATAAATCAAACCTAATTGTAACTAGATAGTTTGACACAGCAATTACTAGCGTGTGTAAAATAACTAGATTTCTTACAAGTGTCTTGTCAACACCTTCTAATAGTCTTGTAAACATAATTTACTTTTTTCCTTTTGTTACTTCTGTGCCGCTTGTACGACGAACAATGTCATCGTGATTAAACTCCGCCCAGTATAGTTCAAAAGCGACACCGTCTTCTAAACCTTCGAACTGGTGGATCTTGCCGGGCTTTACTTGTGTAAAGTCACCTGCTTCAAGAATAGTCTCATCTAACAATCCTTGATCTTCTTGCCAAACACGGACAATCATCTTGCCCGATTCAACATAGAATCCGTTCCATTTAAATTGATGCTCATGCTCAGAGCATTTGTATCCTGCTTTGTATTCAATACGGTGAAACTCTAGTACACCGTTTGCGTGGATCAATTCTGTCTGACCCCATATTTTACCTGCTTTCATTATAATAAATTCCCATATTCTATAACTTCGCTTTGTCTGCTTATCTCTTTAATAAAGAATGCACACAAAGGTTTTTCTGTGTTTGTTATTGGTACACTTAAAAGTTGTCCGTTTTTTGTTTTTGGAAAAAACCATTTTACATCATTATAAAAGTTTATAATCCTTATACTTTTAAAATCAAACTTTGTACCTGTAAGAGGATTAAAACAAAATGCTTGAAACCCTCTATCATTTAAACTTGTTAATGGTAATACTTCAAGGTCATTATCTGCCATTGGGTCACCGACTGCAATACTCCAGTCCAAAGGCATTGTAACTTCGTGGCCGCCTATTTCTAATACCATTGCAGGTGAACTAAAACTTTCCAAAAAAATCAAAGGCATAAAATAAAAGTCAGGGTCTTTTGGATCTGAATTATCTAACACACTAAATCTTATATCATCGTCTAGCTCATCAGGCATTTTATTTAAATCATAACTGTAGTTATCTAATGTTAATATTCTCATTTAATTCCAATCTACTTTCTCAATTGTAAATGGATACTCTGCTTCTTTGTAAAACTTTTTACGCTGAGTCAAGTGTCGCTTCGCAAACTTGCATGTTGATGTCAAGTCCCATATTTGTACGAAGTCTTTATCTTTTGCTATTCTTACGCCTCTACCAATACTTTGAATTACTCTTACAAAAGACTTGCCGGGCTCAAGGAGCACAAGATTAAAAATACGAGGTATATTAAGACCAACAGCCGCAACTCCATAAGTTGCAATAATAACTTCGTTGGTGCCTTCTTTAATCGTGTCGTATGTTTCTTTTCTGTCTTTGTTCTTAACAGCGCCGCTTACAAACGTGCTGCCTGGAATAAGTTCAGCAAGCATTTCGCCTGCGCTAATTCTATCTACTAGTATAAGTGTGTTGCCTGATTCTTTTACTGTGGTTAGTAGTTTGCCTATATATTCTAATCTTGCTGTATTTGTTGTTAAATATTTTAATTCTTCTTGGTAGCCTGCATGTGCTACTGTATCTATTAGTTGTACTACATTAACATGACATTGCGATAGCACACCTTTGTCCTGCAATTCTTTTGCTGTAATGTTGCCAATTACAGGTCCTAGACTAGCATGAATACTTTCGAACTCAAACTTCTCTTTAGGTACTGTGCCAGTTAGTCCCCAACGTATGGGTGCATTACGTAGGTTGCGAGTGAGCAGGTTCTTGAGAACTTCTGCTTTGGCTTGGTGTACTTCGTCGACAATAATAGTGCTCACATCTTCTAAGAACTCTGCAAGTGATAATACTGCTGAGCCATCCTTATGCTTCTTGTCGAGAATATTCAAACTCTGCCAAGTGCATATAGTGTGAGTCTTACCTAACATCTTTCTGTCGCCGAAGTACACCCCTACATCAAGCCCACAGTTAATGTAGTCTTCTTCTGTTTGTTCAACAAGTGATTTGTTTGGAACAATAACAAGACTACGACCGTAAGGCTCCGTTATGTGTGACAGCGTTGCTGTGGTAATAGTTTTACCTGCACCAGTAGCAATCTGTTGCAAGCTCTGTGGATTATTTAAAAAGTTATTGATTGCTTCTACTTGATAGTCACGTAGAATAATTTCTGTACCTGCTACAGGATGTCCTTCGGGCCAGCACACACCTTGGTCTGCCCAGTAACGTTCTGTTACAGGTGCAAAGTTTAATTTTATAGGGTGACGTCTATCATCAATGTCTACTATTTGTACATTATTTTTTTGTAGCACTTGACTAATAGTGTCAAGATGATTAACATACCCAGTGCCGCCAATACCAAAAAAAGCAACTTTGCCGTCCCAGCGACCAAGTTTATATTGTGGCATGTACTTTGCATAGGGCACTTCAAACTTAAGAGAATTTGCCAACTTTCTGCGTACATCAACATCAAGACCTTCTATTTTGATGTTTACTTCATCTTCTATTATTAGTTTACACGTTGCCATTTATATTTCTTCAAACTGTTTTTTTAACATTAACGATATTTCTTTACTGTATGCTATACTAAGATCACATACGTTATATACGTAACTAGAAATAATTCTTCCTGTGTAACCAGAATCAAGTGTTAACGAACTTTGAAATTTAATTTTTGATTCAATTAATGGTTTAGGTATTTTATTACTATCTATATTAATATACACTATATCAACTGATTTGTCAAGAGAAACATTTAAATTATTGTTTTTTATATACAAATTAAAATCAAGTCCGTCATCATTGTTAGGTAATCTAAACAATACAGAATGTTTTAAGTTGGGATTTAAATAATATAATGTCTTGTGCAGATGTTCTAATTGTTCTAAACATTCATTTTCGTTTAATCCTATTAGTATCGGCAAACGTTTTAATTGTATTAAGGTTGTAAACATCTGACATATATCATACTGATCAGGATTAACTTGTATTGAATGTCTCGAACGGTTAGCAATCTTATGTAATAAATTATCTTGTTTTTTGTAATTATCTAACACATTAAGATTATATAATATACTCCTATCTTGATAAAATACTAAATTACTCTTACAAGGTTTACCAAACATATTATGTAATGTTTGTACATGTTCGTTTGCTAAATTACGAAGGTTATATTGATATAAACTAGGTACATAATTTTGTGGTGATACTCTAATTGCCTTTATTTGAGTATAAAAATCTATTAATTTTTTATCAATGTCGAACCCATTATTTTGAAATGTGTCAATAATCTCTTCTAGAATACGTTCTTTAAATTCAAATATATGTTGATGACTACCTTTAACATGTGTATGATACCCTCTAAATTTAGAAGTAATGGATTCTAATTTTATTATTAATTTTTTACTGAACGGAAATCTTAGAATTAATTTATTATCTTCTAATTTTAAATATTTAGATCTATCAATCGTCCTTAATGGAGTGCGTAATACCTGTAGTCTATTCTCTAGATCGTCAATACCAGCTAACAAAAACTGATCATTATATTTTATTAATTTTTCTTTTACTACAGTATATTGTCTATCAGTAAATGCAATACCTTTAAATATTTGCCTAGCAATACTAGTTAGAAATCCAATATCGGATGCATCGATATTAAATTCTATGTCTTCACGTAGGCCAACAAACAATTCTAAACAATCTTCTGCAGTATTATAATTATGTATCATACGTTAATTATAGCTTAGACTAAAGCAGATGTCAAGTTTTTTAATGGCAGTCCTTGTGATATTTCTTCTATTGTATATTCAGTGTGTGCGTAATCATTAAGCCATTGTGTTCTATCTGGCATCACAGGATTTTCAATATCGTATAAAAAGTCTATATCGTTGGCCACGTCATAAGCAAGACTATGAGTACTAACAAAAGCAGGAACGCCTTCGATGATAGAATGTATCCCAGGATTGCTACTGTAACTGATAGTACAATGTATATCATTAAAGCCCATATCAAAAGAATCATAAGTGCCGTTAACATGTCGGGGCTCCTGTCTATATACGTGTCGTAAGCCTCGTTCTATTTCAGGTAATCGACAGCGTGGGTGTGGCCTAAATATAATTGGCCGTTGTGTGTGTTTACGTATTTCATCGTATGTATCTAAGAACCAGTTGCTCATAGGTGGCATGCCTTGCCACTGTAGACTTTTATCATGCTGTCCACATAATAGTATATACTCGCCGTCAGTACGCCAAGGCTTTAACGATAGACCGAGTAGACGATGGCGATCACTGTTATTACTATCGGGCCCAAAGTAAGCATCTCTATTAATCCCATTTAATCCCACCTTCCACGTTGTGCTTCTTTTGATTCCTCCGACTTCGAGGACGATAACTGGTTTGCGAAGTTCAAGACAACGGGTCCAAATATCTTTGTTACGAGCCATTCTACCGTGAAAAAGCACACTCCAAATAACATGGCAATCGGCATCATCGATATTATTACTATCACTAATATTATGCCCATTAGAAATGCAACTGTGCTCAAAAGCACTAAAAATATTAGAGGCATTTAATGCACCGTATTCCTTCCAAAGCCTAAACTTCATCTAGATGTCCAATATGTTTCTTTACGATTAACCATTATATCTTTGGCTAAACTTTTTCCAGTATCTTTACGGGCACCTTTTAAATGGTCAATCCATTGACCAAGTTTAGTATTTATTAAAGGATGACCGCCGCCTCCGCTCTTAGCTTCACGCAAATACATGTCTGCACTATAATCTAAAACGTCTGGATTATATATTTTCATAAGGTTAAGTATATGTCCAAATATATAACTATCGTGCCACTCAACTAACTTAAACATTCCATTATCTGCATCTTCGTAAAATCTTTCAAATTCTTTTAGAAATTCAATACATACTGGGGTATTTAAGTTTAATCCGTAAAATCCACATTCGGGCCATGTCTGTGATCCTTTACCTCTACCAACATATGTAATCCATTTATCATCAGGTAATAGTTCTGCAAAGTCTTCATAACTCCAATTAGTATGTACAAATGTATCTGCATCCATCCACACGCACCAGTCCTTAGAGCGCTGTACAGCATCATAAACTGCGTATGTCTTATTTGCAAAGCGCACAGCATCCCATTTGAATTCCTTTTGCCAATCCTTGCGTCCTTTACGTGCAGGATGGTTTGTTATATCTCCGTTTGCGTGTGGAACGCTGCTCCATTTATTTTTAAACTGATTTAATTTTGGTAATACAATTTGTGCATCTAGTACAGTAATATTGTTTGCAGAAACTATTGGATTACAATTTTCCGCGTACACTAATAATTTAATTTTTGGATCAACCTTTTCAGCAAAGCTATCTAGAAATCTTTGGCCATATTTTTCTAATCCAGGTTGATGAAATGTTGTTACTACAGTAATATCTTTCATGTAAATTCTCGCATATGTTTCCAGCACTCTCCAGAGCGCAGTTCTTCGAAATTCCAGTGACTCATACTAATACGCTGACACCAACTATTTCTATCAAATTGCTGCGGAGTTTCGATTTGATTAAGGTTAGTATTTGCAATTTCTCTGCATTGACTATCTCGATGGTCAGTTAAAAATATATTGTAACCTTTTATTGCAGGGCCAACGGCTGCACTACTATTATGATTTATTACAGCCCAAGCACCTTGTAAATCTGTTTCTAAAGGTTTATTTGAAGGACTTATAGAAACATTTTTATAATTTAATAATCTACACCCTTTTCCTAAATAATCCCTAGCACGTTTATCACCAGGATGTCCTCTAATAATAATTGGTCGATCACTATATTGTTGTATAGTGAATATTGTTTTTTCTAACCATTCTAATACTGACAATCCTTTCATACTCCACCCTCCATTTCTTTGAGCCATTAGTAAAATATGATTACCTGTTGTCTTGTATGGTTCCATACGTATTCCGGTAGTTTGTTGTATTTTATTCCATCTATTTCTATCTATAACAGTGTCGCAGTATTCACCAGTAGTTGGAAAAATTCCATTATAACTATATCGCAAGTACCCCCAAGGATTTAAATGATTATGGTACAAAAATAAATTAGCATCAGCAGTAATCGTAGGAATATTAGACTGGATTATTTGTTTTCTTAATGCAAGATGCGGTGAATGAGTTTGATCATATATCCAACCTTGTATAACATTTACATCACTTGGTATTATGTTACGTTCGTAACATAGTTCTCCCTGATCGCCTGCTACATTTACACCTGTTATAAAGTCACGTAATAGTTGTTCTTTTTGAGGTTTAGTATTTCTAGCAGGAACTGTATGTAGATAACTAACTACTTTCATTTAAAATGTCCCAAGCAAATCCCGAAATCATTTCTCTTGGTGTGAATTGGCAATAACTTAGATGTGCAGCAAATGCCATTATATCATCTGCTTTTGGCATGTATAAATTATTAAGGTCGTCAATTTTTGTGTTACACAGTACACTTGCTGCATTAGGTGCAAGTGCAATAGCGGGTACACCGTATAATAATGCTTCTGTAGCTGCAATGCTGTTAAATGTTATTAAACAAAATGTTTTATCTAAAGCATTGTATATTGTATTTGTTGTAATTCTTTCTGACCTGTTAGGTTTTGTACGAATAGTAATTTTACGATCAGTTTGTAATTTTACTTGTGCTATAGTGTCATTAATCCAATCATCTAAATTCATTCCGTAAAATTTCATAACCTTTTCACTAGGCGGACAAATTAATATTTCGCTACCGTGTTTTCGTTTAGCAACAAATTTATATTTTAATTTTTTTAATCTATCATGCGGTCTTTCAATAATTGGACCAAGGTTTTGAACATGATTAATTGTTAATCTATGATATTGTTTATGTTTATCATTCCCAAAATATCCAGTATCCATATAGTAAAATTTACGTCCTGTATCCCAACAATGTTGTATTGCTTGTTGACAGTTTGTAGATAATCCTCTAATTAATAACGGAGTACTAGATTTTTTCTCTCTATCCCATGTTGATATATTTCCAGGAGACCCTTGTATAAAGGTTTCAATTATTGGATCATATTTTAATCCTCTAGACTCATACGGAGCATCACTTTCTATAGATACTACTCTTATTGGTTTAGTCACAGTATTATCTCCTTTATAAAATATATTATCTGGGTCTATCCGATTTTTTAAAGTTTTTTTTAGATGATCCTTTGTTTCAGTATTTAATGTTAAATCATCGATACTTTTATCTCTGTCAATTTCTCTTAGATATTTTAATTTAAGTTCAGAAATTTCATCTCTTAATACATGACGCTCAACTTTATACCATTCATTTGCATATTCACAATCTTTATATTTTGAAAACCAAGGACCGCCTTCTGTATAGTGTAATGCTTTTGGCTTGCCGTCTTCTGGTTCTTTATACCATCCAACTAACCAATTCCATTCGTAACTTAGCCTACCAATTTCGGTATTATCTAGCCAACTAAATCTGTGTAAGTATGCACCAGTTATTTCCGGATCGTTAACTAAATCTAATGTTAATTTTTTATTACTAGGATGGCTACAATTAATTAACATCATACTTGACCAGTTTTTACGAGGATATTGTGTCTGTTGTTTTCCGTCCATTTTTACATCTTCTTTAGGTGTATAATCATGATGCGCACACATAACTGCATATTTAGGATCACATTGTGCAAATAAAGTTTGTACATCTTTTAAAAATACAAAATCACAATCAATAAACAATGCCCAACCTTTATATTCTTGCAACGCAGGAATTAAAAATCTTGTAAATGTAAACTCTGTAGATGCTAATTTGTCTTCATCTCGCCAGTAAAAATTGTCTCGCCTTAACTCTTTTTGTTTTAACGGAACTATATCTGTTAATCTTACAGTTCGACCTTCTATACTTTTCTTACAGACTTGGTATGCAATGTCTTCTCTACTATCCCAGCCTACATAAATTTTTAATGGATCCATTAATCTCTTCTTTCAATATCGTTTTCAGATAGCACATTCCCCATCCACACTTCAATTACTTTTGCAACCTTGTTATCTAAGTTTACAGCCTTATGCCACCATCCTACAGGTATATCTATGCTATCTCCAGGTACAAGTAATGTACTAGTTTTGTTACCTTTTTTGTCTTCAAGAAACATATTTATAACTCCGTCTACAACATGCCAGTGCTCGCTACGTTTAAAATGTCTCTGATCACTTAATTCATGTCCTTCGTAAAACTCAAGTTGTTTGACTTGCCATCCGTTACCGTTGTCTAATATAGTATACTTACCCCATTGACGCACAGTAGTTGGCTGATTCCAGTTTTTTAATATCCAACTTGATGAATTTTTCTTATCTTCACCACCGACACCAAACGCAAATTCAACTTGGGAATGATTGCCGTATGTAGCATATTCAGGCGTAGTTGTGTTTGTTCTGTCGCCGCCGTTAGCAAAGACTATCTTGTTAGTATTAGTTGACATTGTATGAAAAATTGCCTGGCATGCGCTGTCGTCACTATCATCAAATCCGATGACTTTATCTACAACAGACAATTCTTTAATAATAGCAACTCGTTCTTCAAACGGCATAAATGGCTTACCTTTCTTTCGTGTAAGCCATTCGTCGCTATTTACACCGACAATAAGTTTACTGCCGAGCTGTTTTGCTGATTTAAAATATTCGATATGTCCGCTATGGAGTGGATCAAACCCACCTGTTACTAATACTACATTGCTCATGTAGATATTTACTAGTTACCATCCAAAGATATAGTCTTTTCTGACATTAGTAATTTCTCTTGCGCCTAACTCTTTTAAAAAATTACCTGCGCAATATTCAGTATCTTCGTGTTGTTCACATACAATGATAGGCTTATATTTTGTAATAGTATCCACTGCACCTTGAATAACTTGTAGTTCGTGTCTTTCACAATCAATTTTTAGTAATCCAAATTTAGGCAAATCTAAATTATCCATGCGTTTAATATCAATCGAGCCTGTACCAACTTCGCTTACAAAGCTATTACCAGTATTAACACTATCAAAAATCATTTGTACTTTGCCATCAATATTACCTAGCGCATGTCGGTGTACGTCAACAGGCAATCCATAAACATTACGCTCTAAACAACTATACACTTGTTTAAGAGGTTCAAATGCTATTACATGTTTAAATTTTTCAGTAAGTGGTTTTGCCCATAATCCAACATTAGCACCAACGTCTACGGCAATATCAAAATCTGTAACATACTTGTATGCTTCGTCTCTAACATCGTCTTGATATTCTGGAGGCCCGCCATTCCGTATACGTTTTGTGATTAACCTTTCAAAATGGTTGTCACTATCGGGCATAAAATAATTATATACTTGTTTCATACTATTCCTATCAATGCATTTTTGCTGCCTATATATTCCAGCTCTTGATATCCGTATGATTTTAAAATTTCTAAAACACTATTTTTATTAAAGCCATATCTGCGTTCATGACCCTTTCTTTCATATAAAATAACAGGATTATACTTTTCAATAGTTTTTATGCCGCCATTAATAATAAAAGGCTCAAATCCTTCTGCATCTATTTTAATAAAATCTATATCTACAAAATTAAAGCTATCTAATGTTTTTATTTTTGCATTGCCATCTTTGTTTTTGGTTACATGTGTTGAAAAAGTACTTTGGGGATTAAAGTTCAATGCTACGGTAGTTTCATTGTCGCCAAGCCCGCAGTCGTATATATCTACATTTTTAATGTTAAAGTTAGACATATTCATTTTAAAACAAGTGTTTATTTCAGGTGCAATTTCAAAAGCAGAAACTTGATTAAATATTTTTGCCATGTTTGTAGACATAATACCATAATTAGCACCGACATCAATAGCGTGTCTAAACTTTTTACAAAAGGATAATGCAACATTTAACTGATCTTTTTGATAATCTAAAATATTATCTATTTTTGATTTTTCTATTGCCCGTTTTAACGTATTATCTCCTTGAAGAATACTCCAGTCTTTATATAAATCAGTTTTCATTTTTTATTTCTTTCATTCCGAAGCATATATTTTTCTTGACGAATTTCTTCACTTTCTTTGTCCCACCATCCATCGTCATAGTTATGTTTATATTGTCGAAGCTTTCCATTCATTTTTTTTGCCATTAAAAATGCTTCTTCAAGTTTACATTCTATATCATTTTTAACTTGGCCTGCAGGCATATTATCATAGATTA